AGTCGTTGCGCTGAATAGAGTTATCTGGCCGCAAGCATTGTTCAGAGTCACGCCAGTCGTTCTGCTAGTGATCTGCGTGATCGCCCCTCCGGCACCAGTAGCATATCCGACGCCGACTGTCGGACTTGCTGATGTAACGCCACCAAGAAACCGGCCAGAGCCTCCATTGTCAATAGTAAAGCGATTGAGAGCATTGACCCTAAAAATCATGCTGTCAGTGCCGTGAGCATAGATGATCCCGCCCACAGTAGTTGAGTCACCATCACCGAAGTTAATTGTGATGGTCGAAGCTGTTGCTCCAGTTGATAGTGTCCGAAGCGACAAAGAGATGATGTCAGTAGCAGTAGTGCCGAGATTTACAAACCTGCTATTGAGCGTTCCGCTGTTTACTGCTACATCAAGCAGGAAGCCAGCACTTGGTACTCTTCCAACGCCAACCCCAGTGGCACTTTCATAAAGGAATGTCGAAGAACCGAATGGAGTTGTGAGACCATTGCCAACGATGAACTTGCCATTTGTGTATCCGAATTGAGGAGTAAAAGTCATTTCACATACCACCCTGTTCCATCGCAAACGATCGTGTAGCTCTGGTACTGCTGGTTGATGGCAATCGTGGCCTGTCCATCAATTAGATCGGAACCATTGGCAGCAATAGTCACAGCGTTGGCAGTTGTTGAGTCAACCTTTTTGACTGTCAGCTCTCTCCCCTTGCTAGCTGATGCTGCTGGGAGGTTGACCGTTACTGGGCCAGCAGAAGCATTAGACAGGATCAAGAAGTCATTTGCATTAATCGAATAGGTGCCGGTGACCGTCCCAACAGGAGAGCTAGTGACAGTCGAAGGAAGAGTGGGCAGAGCAGTCAGAGCAAGGGTGTAAGCCGGGACAGTCGAGATGTCCTCAAGAGCGCGGCCATAGATGTTGAAGCTTGGCAACTTGACATAGATCGTGTTGCCAACGTTCAGGGACTTGTATTTGATCTTGAATATCGCGTCATCGAGCCGGACATACTTTGCACCAATCGAGTGAGCGGCTGGAGATGTGCCATACAATCCGCGCCGAAGCGGCGCAAGGTCATACTTGTTCGCAGCAGTCAGAGATGCATTCTGATAGCCGACAAGCTCGTTGTCAATTAGGGACAAGGTCGCACCGGCATTCATCTGCGCCGCAGTCGTGCTTGAGAGTGCACCGAGAGAGTTGGACAGGTCAACCTTCAGCGTATTGGTATTGTCAGGATCGGCAGCACTTGGGAGGATCGCAGTCAGTGTCCCATACCTCGCAGCAGATAACACAGTCCCTGCCGGTTGATAGTTGACGCCATCTGCGCTTATCCAGACTTGACAGCCGCCCCAGTTTGCGTTGTTCGATCCGGCAGCCAACCAAGCTTCGCCATCGAGTGTGACCAATCCAGTGGGAGGGATAAACAGGATGGGATTGGTCACCGATCCGGGAGCGACATCCGGGTTGGGCTGGTATCCCGATCCGGTGTGACTTGCGTATGCTGCCGCACTGGCGATCTGGCCGGGAACTTCGACTGCGGTGAGCTCGCTGTTGCCCTCTTCATCCTCGCTGATCTCTTCGATCTTGACGAGCTTGTTGGTCAGCTTAATGCCGTCAACAGTAGTCGTCAGGGTCACATAGTCAGTCGGCTCCAACAGAACATAGTCCTCAGGCAGCTTGAAGATGTAGCGATCGCGGACATACAATGTCCTTTGCAGAAGAAGCTGGGCAGCCTGCTGAGCGATCGAAGCATCGCAAATATCGTGCATTTGCACGACATCGCCCTTCCTCTCGCCATAGGCCAGAATGTCATCAAGGTCTTGAGCGGGCATCAATCCCGGCTGGTATTGGTTCGATCGGTCAAGGAACTCGATTGTCACGTGGTTCTTCGCGTCACTCTGATCAACAATCTGAAGTTCCACCTCACCGATGAAGTCATCTTCAGTCAAGTTGTAGATCGGCGTGAGATCAGGCACCCAAGTGACGCTGTTGCCTGTCACTGTGGCATCGCCCATCGGCTTGGCCTTGAGCAAACCTTCTGACCAGAACAGGTCAGTGTTAGTTTGACCAGCCAGTCGGGCGAGTACATCTGCGCCGGTTGTCGATGAATCAATGGCCATGGACAGGAGAAGGTTTGATGCCTTCGTGTAGTTCGACCAATCAGTCAAGCTCCCGATCAGGCCAGACTGCCATCCGGTCACGCCATAGCTCCCATTGGTCAGGAAGTCTGTGAGGATGTCAGCAGCGACCGCATCACCATTAGGGCCAAACTGAATTGTTGAGTCAACTTCGAAGCCATGGTTGGAGAGAGCCGCGCTCTGCCCAAGGTCATAGTCCTGAGCATAGGCATAGGCCATCGAAGAATAGCCCAGCGCATGCGAGGGATACAGCGATGTCATGTAGCCCCAAGGAGCTTGCGTCAGCGTCCCGGTTGCGAGGCTCAGGCCTGCCTGTGCCATGGCCGATCCGCCAGTGTATGCGCTGCTGTCCTTATAGACAGAACGGATGCCTGTAATCGGACCTTCGCAGATGACCATTATTACAGAAGCAGTGTAGGTGTAGGAAGAGATGCTGCCACCCTTGCCTGACTGCTTCTGCTTGATGGCCTTGAATGCCACATAATCAACAAGGTTGCAACTTGCTCTGGCGCGGCCATATACAATGGTGTTCGGCTCTCCAAGCAGGGAGGTCTGAAGTTGAACGCCTGCCAGCTTCGAAGGATTGCTGCCGCCTCCAAACAAGCCGCCCATTTCAGCAATCCTTACCAAACAGAGAGAAGAAGATGCATGGCCGATCTACAAGATCAGAGTCACGCGATAAATCGCCGCGAACAACAGCGCCTCCCTTTATGACTGCGTGCAACACAGAAGGCAAGTCAAGAATGATGGCACTGTGACTGTATGTCCTGCCGAAGCGCCAAAGGATTAGATCGCCGGGCAAAGCCTCGCTGCGATCTATTCTGCGAGCATGCGGGACGATGTATGACAGGAACATCTCTTCATCTCGATGAAGCATCCAGTCCTGCGTGTATTCTGGCCTGATGTCAGGGATCAGGCCAACGGCATTGTACACTGCACTTGGCAGCATGGCGCAGTCAACGCCAATCCCTTTGATACGGGCATGCGGAACGTATGGAGTGCCCTCCCAGCTGATTGCCTCAGTGACAATCTCTTTGCGCTTCTTATCGTCTGTCACTTGCTTCCTCCACCGCTGTTGGCGGCTGGTGCACCGAGAGCCGTGGTTGGGAGCGGAACAAAGGGAGTTCCCTTGAACTTGATCAGGTTGTTGAACTTAGAAAAACACGTTGCCTTTGTATGGTCGCACCCGGCATAGACAGTGAATGTGTCACCAATCGCGATCGGCAATGGCGGTGCTTTGAGAAGAGTGAATGTGCCACTTCCATTGCTGGTGCGGATCGTCCTTGAGACACCAGCATTGGCCCCAGTCAGGAACACGACCCTGCCTTGCGAATAGTATCCAGAGGCAGGAGCCAGAGCCGATCCGAATGAGGTTGTTCCGCCGACAGTCACTGTGCCTGTTGCAGAGAAGCTGGCCGGGTTCACCCCGCATCGAGCATCATACAGAACTCTCATGCACCCAGTCTGGAAGTGGTTCCTTGGTGTCTGCGCATTGAGGAGTATAAGCCAAGAGGAAACGTTGAGCCGGGCAGTGCTACCAAGAATTGACTCAATGCTGGTCACCTTCCCGGCAAACCGGACGACTGTGCCTGTGATCGGGATCGGAACGCCGGGAGAGAGGAAGCCCCAAGCAGGGGCATATGCCCGCTCAAGTTTCACTGATGCGCCATCGAAGCCCTTTGCGGCAATCAGCTGAATGACCGGCTTCCCGCTCACTGTGTCATCGTCTGTGGCATCGATGATGAGCTGGAGGGATGCCACATCCATCCCTATCTTTTCAGATATTGAGCTGCGCTCGATCAGAGGGCCAGATGTAAAGGTGTTGCCGCCCCAAGTCAGATCGACATCATGACTGGTCCAGCGGATGATCGTTGCGCCGCCATTGAGTGTAATCGTCCAGAGGTCTGCACGGACAAACACGCCGGTCGCAAGTAAATTGCGCAGCGCAAGAGTTGAAGCCTTCATGCCTTTGTAGTCCTGAAGTCGATGCCGTGGCCTTCCCAAAGGCCCTCCATCATCTCTCTGACATCCAGATCATCTCTGTCAAACCGGCAGCGATAGTAGAATGAGCCGGTCCACGCCAGAACTGCACCAATAGCAGGAGCAGAAGCGAACTGGAGCTTGCCACGGCCATTGACGGTGACAGGCGTCTCGATGCCA